TAATGGGCTCATGTTCGCCGGGGTAGGATGTCCCCTTGTGTACGGCCTCGCCCAGATAAACGCGGTTGTTGATGAGCTTGTAAATGAAGCCCTTGTCGATGCGCTTGCCCCGCTTGTTGCGGACGTCCTCGGCTTGCAGGGCGCGCGCCAGCGTGGAGGCGGAGCCGAGAGCGGCGAAGCGCTCGAAGATCATCCGCACGGTTTTCGCCTCGGCATCATTCACGATCAGCTTCCGGTCCTTCACATCATACCCCAGCGGGACGAAGCCACCCATCCACATGCCTCGCTTGCGCGAAGCGGCGAACTTGTCGCGGATGCGCTCACCAATGACCTCGCGCTCGAACTGCGCGAAGCTCAGCAGGATGTTGAGGGTTAGCCGCCCCATGGAAGTAGTGGTGTTGAAGGACTGGGTGACGGACACGAAGGTGACGTTGTTCCGGTCGAACACCTCCACCAGCTTCGCAAAATCCATCAGCGATCGCGACAGACGGTCGATCTTGTAAACGACGATGACATCGATAAGCCCCGCCTCGATGTCGGCGATCAGCTGCTTCAGGGCAGGGCGCTCTAGCGTGCCGCCCGAGAAGCCACCGTCATCATAGCGGTCGCGGATGGCGACCCAGCCCTCCGCCTTCTGGCTGGCGACATAGGCCTCGCACGCCTCGCGCTGCGCCTCGAGGGAGTTGAACTCCATGTCGAGGCCTTCCTCGGAGGACTTGCGGGTGTAGATGGCGCAGCGCGAGCGCTTGAGAATTGCCGTCGCTATCACTTCTTCCTCCCGTTGCTACCCAGTGCAAAGAAACGGAAGCCGTTCCAGCTCGTGCCGGTGATGGCCTTGGCAATGGCGGAGAGGGAACGGTACTTGCGACCCTGCCAGTCGTATCCATCAGCCAACACCGTGACCGCATGTTCCACCCCGTCCCACTCCCGCAAGAGCCGTGTTCCGGGCTGAGGATTTCTCGCATCGACCGACATGCCCTTTCGCGCAACCTTGCCCTCAACCTCGTCAGCGAGGAATTCGAGCGCCCGGCGGGTTTCGCGGGAAAGACCGCCGTAGGTCAGTTCCTGGATACGGTACCCGATCCGTAGTTCCAGAAAGGCCCGTGCGTTGTTTGGCGCTGCGATGCCGAACAGAGCCTCCCATTTGGCCTTCAGTTCACTCACCGACAGGCGTTGCAGCGCTGTCAGTTGCGCCAGCACGGCGCCATCAGTGGCAACATCCTGGCCGGGGCGCGGCAGTGCCTGGGGTTTGGGTTTCGTCGCAGTCTTCATCATCAGCCTCCAACTCGGTTGCGAAGTTTGCGACGAGGAACACCGCTCTTCAGGGGTGAGAAGTCGACCAAACTGTCTTGGGTCCGGTTAGATAAAGTGCTGGACTGTTCGGATAGGATACGGCGCAGGCCGGTGCTCAGAATCTGCGCCAGTTCGGCGAGCCGCTCGGCCGCCGTCATGCGCTCCGGCGGGGTCCAGTTCGGGGGTGGTGTGCTGCTCATCAAGACCTTTCGAAATTCCAGTTGATGAGCAAGAGAATCGCGGAAAAGTACTCAGAACAAGAACGTTTCAGCGCTCTGAAAACCGGAACAAAACCTTCGAAATCAAGCGGGGGACTGTCGTGTGGATAACCACTGAGTGCCGGTCACTACTCGTGCCAAGTGACCGGGGCGTTTTGCCGAATCGCCCAATGAAGCCATGCGTCGAGAGTGGCGCGGAATGACTTCTTCGCATCTGGCAGATCCAGCGCCTCCGCTTCCGTTGCGTCCGGCGCCCGGTAAATAGGTTCCGTGACGGTCCACAGCCCGACATGCTTACGGCTGCTGCGGAGCCTTGCGAAGATGCGGCCGGCGGTGTGCTGCGCCACAATCACCATGAAGTCCCTGTTCAAGAGCTTGGAGAGATGTATAGGCTGGTCAATGAACATACGCGGGTCGAACCGGTAGAGACCCGGCTTTCCGACCAGCCGACACGGGGGTAGCAGCGGTGTAGACCCTTGCTCAAAAGGGTTCAGAGTACCATTAGCGAGGCACTGGCGGAATTCAGCCAATGTTGGCAGGGTACCCCCCTACGATATGATCCGACGGGCTTCGCCTGATGCAGCTGCTAGAAAGCATGTGCCAACGGGAGTCGCTGGTTGAGTGGACCTGATATCTTCAAGATGTGCTGCCGTCATTTGGCTTGATGCACGCTAGGAATTGAGAGAGAATCGGTTCTCTTTGGAGCGACGGCCTATGGCAGAGTCATCAATCGAGTGGACCAACGCGACCTGGAATCCCGTAGCAGGCTGTTCTATTGTTTCTCCGGGCTGCACAAACTGCTATGCTATGCGATTTGCTGCCCGCCTTGATGCTATGGGTGTGCAGAAGTACGCTGGCTTAACCCGTAAGAGCGGGGGGAGAGCAAAGTGGACCGGGAGAATCAAGTGCGATCCTTACGCTCTCGAGGCGCCCCTTACATGGAAGAAACCGAAAAAGATCTTCGTTAACTCCATGAGTGACTTGTTTCACGAGGATGTGCCCGAAGCTTTCATCCGTCGTGTATGGGATACCATGGCGAAATGTCACTGGCATCAGTTCCAGATCCTAACAAAAAGACCAGATCGAATGTCGTCGGTCCTTTCGACAGGGTATGAGGTGCTGAGGAACGTGTGGCTGGGTACGAGTGTTGAGGACAGCGCATTCCTCTCTCGGATTGATGCTTTGCGCAGCGCCCCTGCGCATCTGAGATTCGTATCATTCGAACCGCTTATTGGCTCTGTGAGAGGCGCCGATTTGCAACACATCAACTGGGCCATTGTTGGAGGCGAATCTGGACCAGGATCTCGACCCATGAATGCGGAATGGGTAGACGAGATAAAGGAGCTCTGTGAACTGAGTAACACTGCTTTCTTTTTCAAGCAGTGGGGCGGCGTCAATAAGAAGGCCGCTGGTAGGCTGTATCGCGGAAGAGAATGGAACGACTATCCAGAGAACCACTCTCGCCCCTAGTAGTTGTCGAATAGATTTCCTTGTTTCTCAGGATTTGAAGCGATCTTCCAGAACTTGTGTCCTAGGGGATGTTTTGAGGCCAGCGCTATCCAGTAAAGACGCTGAGACCCGGGCCCCTTGATTTGCTTCATTTCCGTTGCAGGCCATACTCCCAGCTTCTCGATTAATGTTTTCCAGTACTCGAGGATATCGGCTCGAGTGCGAGATGGATCGCCTCCTAATCGAATGACCTCACGCCATCCCGGAGCAAAGTTGTCCAACTCAGATCGAGTTGCGGACATGTAGCTGCTAAGATTGCGCTGAAAGTCCATCGTGCTGATGTGTATCATCAAGTCGACTCGCCTCAGTCTCGACAGCAGTCGAAATATCTCGAAGTCTAACGGCCCCAGCCCATAGGGATCGATAAACACAGTGTGCAAAGCATAGGGATCGAGGTGTCCGATAAGATGCTCGGCGGCAGCAACAGCGTCGCCATCCAGCTCTATAGATGTCGCCCCCAAGCTTCTCAGCCGCTCAGCGCAGGCCTTTCGCGCCGAGGCATCAGTATCTGCCAGGTAGACGGAGGAAAATGGACTTCCACCACCGACGCTGGTTTTCCAAGCAACCAGAGCGCTGCCATCGATCCATGTATTGGTTTCGCGAATATACGAACGACCATAGCTGCAAAAGAGATCTACAAACGTCGCGCCGGCTTTGCCTGGTCCTAAGAATTTTGCTCGCGTAGCGGAAGTGATGTCGACATAGCGCTCCACCAGCTTGTGTTTGTCTTGTGCCCAGGCTCCGACTGCTAACCCTGGAAGTCCATCCGCCGGATCGGTTCTGAGCTCGGTTGCGTCTCTCTTGACCATGTCCGAACTTATCGTCAGATTCTCTCTGCTGCGTCAATCTGTCATAGTTGGGAGTGCCATAGCACTCTACGTTCACTTTGGTGTCTGCGAGCTCTCCGGCGCGTCGATGGCATCGAGCCGGATCCGCTCACCGCGGATCTCAATGGTGCCGCCGTCGATGACGGATGCCGTGCCCTGGATGAGCGGCGCGCCCGAGGCCGCCGCCGCCACGAAAAGAAGGCCAGCCATCAAACCGGCAGCGATCGCCATTTTACGCATCACCTGTCGGGACACCCTTCATCCAACGGAGACATTGCCACCGGCTGCGTTTCCACACCCAAGGCAATTTCGCACGGCATCATCCGGCTTGTCCCTGTTGCCGAATACCTGTGGAAAAATTCATCGATCACGAAGCACAGTCGAATCAGGCGGTTACCGAAACCCCGGAGCGTTCCCGGGAAGCGTCGCGGGTAGAATCAAAAACCGGGGGATTGACTCTGTGTGTACGATAGAACAAATAGAGAACACAAGAGCCGCCCCGTGCGGCATGGTGAACGGCCACATCGGCGTTACAGGTGGGGGAGCAATCGATGGACAAGTCGCCCGTGCGTGTTCCTGCGGCGCGCAAGCGCAAGGATGGCAGCCATCACCCGCACCACCGCATCCTCAGCATCGAGGTGGAGGGCGGCTTTCTCGACGGAACCCGGCTCGAGTTCAGCGACGGGCTGAACTGCATCATCGGCGGCCGCGGGACGGGCAAGACGACGGTTCTCGAGTTCATCCGCTACATTCTCGGCATGATGCCGGACGTGAACGACAGCCGGCCCCGCGCCAAGGCTATCGAAGGCCATGTACGTGGCAATCTCGGCAGCGGGACCATCTATCTCGAGGTCGAGACCAAGCACGGGACGCGCTACCGGGCCGAGCGGCCGTGGGGTGATGACGTTCAGGTGCTCGACCGTGATGGCGAGCCCGTTCCGGTTTCGCTCGACCGGGATCTCGTGTTCAAGGCCGATATCTACAGCCAGAACGAGATCGAGGAGATCGCCACCACGCCGCGCTTCCAACTCTCGCTCATCGACCGCTTCGCCGAGGAAGAAATCCGCGAGGTCGAAGCGGAGATCGCCCGCGCGAAGCGGCAGGTTCAGGACAGTGCGGCAGAACTGCGCATGATCGAAGGCAGGATCCGCGAGGCTGAGGAGGTGGTCCCCGAGATCGATGTCGTCAGCAAACGTTTGCAGGAGCTGCAGGTTGCCGATGGCGCAGATGCCGGCCTGATCAATGCGGCCCACTCGCACAAGGCGCTGCGCGGCCGCGAGACAGCCGCCTTCGGAGATCTGCGCCTCGCGATCAACGATGCCAGGGCCGCGATGCGCCGCCAGGGAGAGCATGTGGCGGAGGCGTGCTCTGCGCCCCTCATCGCCGATTTCCGGGAGGGCCCCAATTCTGGTCTCTTCGAGGAGGTTGAAAGCCTGATGGCGTCTTTCGTTGATGCCTTCCGCATTGAGACGAAGCGGCTCGAAAACGAAGGCCAGAAGGTGTTAGACCAGCTCAGCGCCCTTTCTGAGCAATTGGCCGGGGACCATGCGCGGCAGGAACAACAGTACCGCGAGCTCGTGGCGCAATCGGACGTCGAGCGCCAGCATGCCGCCGAGCGCGCCAGCCTGCAGAAGCGCCATCTCTTTCTGACGCGTGCTCAGCATGACCTCGCTGGCCTTCGCCAGAAGCACAAGGCCATGGAAACCCGGCACCGCAAGCTGATGGGGGAATTCTCCACCTTGCGCGACAAGCGCTTCTCCTTGCGCAAGGAGGTGGCCGACCGCCTGTCGCAGGCCCTTGCGCCCATGGTGCGGGTGAGTGTGCGCCAGGCAGGCGACCGGAGCAGCTACGAGGCTGTCCTCAAGGAGATGCTGAAGGGATGCGGGTTGCAATACATGCGTCCAGTGATGCGGATCGTCGAAACCGTGTCGCCGGAAGAGCTGTCGCGCCTCGTTCGGAAAGGTGACGCCGCGCGCCTTGTCGAGGATGCCGGCGTCAGCGAGGACCAGGCAAGCCGCATCCTGTCCTACCTCAAGGTGTCTGATCAGCTTTCGGGCCTCGAGACCGTCGATCTCGAGGATGAGCCCCTGATCGAACTGAAGGATGGCTCCGACTACAAGAACTCCGCCGGGCTCTCGACGGGGCAGCGCTGCACCGTCATCCTGCCCATCCTGCTGCTCCAGAGCGAAAGGCCGCTTCTGATCGACCAGCCGGAGGACAATCTCGACAATGCCTTCGTCTATGACACCATTGTCCGCAATCTCCAGGAGGCGAAGGGCGGACGGCAGCTGATCTTCGCCACGCACAATCCGAACATCCCCGTGCTGGGTGAAGCTGACAGGGTGTTCGTCTTCTCCTCCGATGGGCGCAAGGGCCGTGTCACGCACACTGGCCGCGTCGATGACGTGAAGGACCAGGTCGAGCATCTGCTCGAGGGCGGCAAGGAAGCCTTCGTGCTTCGCATGCAGCGCTATGGTCACTGAGGGCAGGGCATGGACAGCCTGGCGCTTCTGCCCGCCGCCGTCGAAGGCGGGGACTGGCAAGACATCCGCGAGTTGGTGGAGCGTACGGGCGAAAGCCTTCGCCTGTCCTCCGTATCGTCCTCGCGAATCCCTGAGCTGGCGCAGCTGTTCCTGCGCCTGTCGCGCCACCAGAACTGGCAGGTCCGCAAGGCGGTCGCGCATGCAGCGCTGTATCTTCGCCACGACCTATTTCATGGCATCGTCGCCAATCTTATCGACGACGACAATCTCTGGGTCCGAGACATCGCCCGCAAGACACTGGTCCGGCGCAGCGAACTGTCGCGCGCCGAGGTCCAGGCGCAGGATCCCTTCGATGCCGATGCCGCCCTGCTGGACGAGATCGAGAGCCGCTATGGCGTCAGGGCGCGCAGGAGCGTGGTGGCGGCCGCCAGCAAGCTCAATCACCGTTTCGTCAAGGAAGTCTATCACGAGATCATCCGGATCCTGTCGCCGCTCGATACTTGCCTCGTCAACCTGGAGCGGGAGCTGTCCGGCAAGCCGGGGATTGAGCAGGCGGCAGACCGCATCCGGCGCGGCCATCATCATGTCGGCCTGATCACCGAGGTTCTCGACAATCTGCGGGAGTTCACCGACGGCAAGCCCGCCGAGACCACTCGTGAGTGCCTGTCCTCGATCCTGAAGGAGGCCGTCTTGCTAGCGCAACAGGGCGCCATCGTGCCGCAGCAGGATCTCTCGTTCAGCCTGTTGCTGCCGGAGAGTCTGTTCATCTCGGGCCATCGCTCGCGGCTGCTGATGGCCTTCATCAACATCATCACCAACGCGATGGAGGCCTGCGAGGCATCTGACGGGCCAGGGCGCATTGCCGTGAGCATCGAGCGCCAGTCGGAGGACTTTGCGAGGGTGATGATTGTTGATAATGGCTGCGGGATGAGTCGCGATGCCGTGCGAGACTGCGTCGACCTGTTCAGCTCCAGCAAGGTCAGCGGCATGGGCTTTGGCCTGCCTATCGCAAGGAAGGTGATCGAGCAGGACCACAACGGCATCCTTGCCCTAGAGAGCAGCCCGGGCGAGGGCACCAGCGTCACGGTTCTCTTGCCCATCGAGCGTCTGGAAATGGAATCGTCATGAGTAATCACACAGCCCTCATCGTGGAAGACGAGCGGGACATGGCCGTCGAGATTGGCGATCTCCTCGGTTCGATGGGATACGGCCATGTCGCCATCGACAATCTCGCCGATGCGCGCCGCCTGCTGGATGAAGGCGAGTTCTGCTTCGTTCTCCTCGATCTGCAGATCAAGGCCGAGAAATTCTCGATCCGGCCGCGGGTCGAGGCCGGGATGACATTCCTGAGGGAATTGCGCCGCAAACATCCGCGCCGCAGTGAGAACGACATGCATCTGCTCCCCGTCATCGTGGTGAGCGGCCATGCCAAGGAGCACGAGGACATCGTGCGCGCCTTCCAGGCTGGTGCAAACGATTTCGTGAGAAAGCCGCTTGGCCAGTTCGGGCAGGATCTTGCGGCCAAGATCGAGGCATGTCTGGATCGCTCCGGACGCCACAGCCATGCTGCGTGCTGTCTCGACGCTGATGATATCCAGCCGCATTGCAAGGTGGAGAACATCACTCATTCATCAGACTACCGCGAGGTGTGGTTCGGGGGCGAGCAATTCATGTTTGGAGAGCTGCAGGCCAAAGTCATCCGTCATCTCCATGAGGCATGGAAGTCGGGCAGTCCATGGGTCTCCGGAAAGGCCATCCTGAGGCGTGTTGGTTCGGAGGATTCCGCAGCAAAGCTCGCCAATCTCTTCCGGCGCCATCCGGCCTGGCAGAGGCTTCTGCTTTCCAATGGCCGCGGCGGCTACCGGCTCGCGGACGCGTGACCGAAGTACCTCGCATCTGAAATTCGTTGTTATGAATTTACGAATCGGAGGCTGAGTGGCCTGCCGATTGCTTCATTGCGCTCGAGGTGCCGCTTGAACGCCAGCGCGCTCTGCCGATTGATGTGAAACTCAAGCGTACCATTGCGTGAACCCATCCGCCGCCCATCCGCCGGCGATCCGCCGATGAGCCGCCGCCGATCCGCCGCCCATCCCGCCGACAGCACCAGTTCGCGCTGCCATCATCGCCCCATGCTTCGGACTTGAAGCCAAGGAGAAAGCGATGACAACGACCCACCTCTCCCAGACCGACCTCGCCAATCGCTGGCGCATGTCGCCGCGCACGCTGGAGCGCTGGCGGTTCACCGGCGAGGGGCCGCAGTTCATCAAGCTCGGCGGACGTGTCGTGTACCGGCTTGAGGACATTGAAGCCTTTGAACAGCGCCAGATCCGGCAGGTGACGCCGGGGATCAGCCGCGCCCCGCATTCGCAGGTCCGCGCATGAACATCTCCGGTCACAACCATCAATCTGTAACCCGCGCGAGATTTTCCATGTCCGAATACTCTGCAAAGCCCGGCGCAGCGTCGGCGCCCGCCCACCTGATGAATGACATCGATCTCTGCGTCTGGGTGGCGGACGCAAAGCCCGGTGACCGGATCGTCTACTACACGGGCCATCTCAGCCGTGACCGGCTGCCGCACAGGGGCGGCTATTCCGAACCTGTTCAACGCAAGATCAGCGAGCTCGGCAATGCAGCCTGGATGCTCGGCGAGGAGAACTGGCTGCATCTCGTGCAGCGCCGCGTTTCCTATGGCTCCTGGGACTACATCGCCGTGCGCAAGGCCGAAGTACCCAAGCAGAAGCCTGTCTACCGCATCATCCAGTCGCTGGCGCGTGAACCCCGCAAGGCAAATTCCGAGAACCCTGCCGCTGCGGCGGTGAATGCGCCGGATGGCGAGACACACTTCGCCACCGGTCCGCCCGGCAGCGCCTGAACCTCCCGCCTTCAAGTCACCAACGTCCTTTTTCAACCGTCAAACAACGGAACGACAACTCATGTCTGCAATCCAGACCCACTCCCCCGTGGAGCTTGCCAGCTGGCTGGTCGATGCCATCGGTCCTGGCCGCTTTGTACTCCTCAATGACGCGCTGTCCGGCGCTCCCGTCGGCGAGATCGGCGCTGCGCTGCGCATGATCAGCGAGGCCATCGCCACGCATGAACGCGCGCACGCCCAGCTGGCGGCGCTGCGCGACTATATCGCGAGCCTCGCTGATGGTACCGCCCCGGCCCTCGATCGGCTTGCCGCGTCTGCCCAGCCCTCAACCGTGAAGCAGTGAGGTCGATCATGGCAATCTCTCTCGCCTCACTGCAGAACTCCACCCACCTGACGCCGCCGGCCATCATCGTCCATGGCGTCGCGGGGGTCGGAAAGACCACCTTCGCCGCCGCCAGCGATAGCCCCGTGGCCGTTTGCACCGAGGACGGACTCGGCACCCTCAAGCTGCCGCATTTTCCCCTGGCGCGGAGCTTCGAGGAGGTCGTCGAGGCGCTCGCGGCCTTGCATTCAGAGCCGCATGAGCACCGTACGCTGGTGGTCGACAGCCTCGACTGGCTGGAGCCGCTGATCTGGCAGCATGCCTGCAAGATCAACAACTGGTCCTCGATCGAGGAGCCGGGTTACGGCAAGGGCTACATCGCGGCGCTCGACCTGTGGCGGCAGTACCTCGACTGGATCAACGCGCTCCGTGAAGACCGCAGGATGATGGTGGTGCAGCTCGCACACACCGACATCAAGCGCTTCGACAGCCCCGAGCATGAGCCTTACGACCGCTACGTCATCAAGCTTCACGCCCGGGCTGCAGCCCTGCTGCAGGAACATGCCGACATCGTGCTGTTCGCCAATTACCGCATCTCGACGGTGAAGTCGGATGTCGGCTTCAACAAGAAGGTGACCCGGGCGCTCGGGAGCGGCGAGCGTGTTCTTTACACCGCCGAGCGCCCCGCCTTCCTCGCCAAGAACCGCTACGGCCTTCCCGATGTGATGTCCCTCGACTGGGACACCTTCGCCGCGGCGCTGCCGAAGTTCAACTGATCAACCTCCAGCACAGGAACCATTCTCATGGCACGCTTTGACACGACCTTCGACGCCAGCGGCGTCGAGCCCCTCACCGGTTACGAGCTTCTCCCCGCCGGCGATTACAATGTCCAGATCGTCGAGAGCGAGATGCGTCCGACCCGCAACGGGAACGGCGAGTATCTCTGGCTGATGATGGATGTCCTTGAAGGCCCCCACCAGGGCCGCAAGGTCTATGACCAGCTAAACCTCATCAACCCCAACCCGACCACCGTGGAAATGGCCCAGCGTACGCTGTCGGCGATCTGCCATGCCACGGGCGAGCTGCATGTCAACGATTCCGAGGACCTGCACTTCAAGCCCATGACCATCCGGGTCTCGATCCGCAAGCCCAAAGACGGCGGGCAGGAACGCAACCAGATCCGCTACCTCGTGCCGAAGGATGAGCCGGCCACCGTGCCCGCCCGTCCGGCGGCGCCGCAGCGCCCGGTGCGCCCCAGTGCGACTGCCACGCCCACCGCGCCCGCACGCCCCAACGCCGCGCCGTGGAAGGCCAAGGCCTGAGGACGGACTGAGTTGCCGCTACCGGGCGCCAAGGGCTTCCGGCGGCGGTGTTCCCTCAAATTGACGGAGACATCGATGAATATCCTTCTTTCCGCTGATTCAGCGGCCGCCGGAGCTTTGCCCGAAGCTGCTCCTGATGCGCGCAGGCTGCGGCTTGCCGCCCTCGACGACAGCATTGCCCGCATCCGCACCCAGATTGCCGCTGCCGATCTTGAACGCCAGGCCAGGGCCAAGAAGATCGACCCCAGCTGGTTCCACCGCGCCAAGACGGCGCTGCGGCACCTGCAGCGCGAGCGCGCCGAACTGCTGGCCACGGGGTCTGCCGCTTCACTGCGCAAGTCATCCCTCAAGGACGCCATCATCGAGGTGGTGCGCCGCAAGCATGATCAGGAGAGCTGGGCTGCCGTCCTGGACGAGGCCCATCGCCTCACCGCCGGGGAGAGCCTGTGATGGTGAAGCTCCCTCTGCCGCCCACGCCCACCGTGGACGCCATTTTTGCCGCTTACGAAGAGGCCCGTGGTGACGGCTTCCGCGATCATCTTGGTGCATCGCTCATCGGCAAGCCCTGCGAGCGAGCCCTCTGGTTCGACTTCCGCTGGGTGACATTGTCCCGGCAAGAGGGCCGTATCCTGCGCCTGTTCGAGACCGGCCAGCGCGAGGAGGAGCGCCTCGTGCGCAATCTCCGCGCCACGGGCGCGACCGTGCTCGAGGTCGATCCCGCAACGGGACGCCAGTTCCGTGTCGAAGCCCATGGCGGGCACTTCGGCGGCTCTCTCGATGGCATCGCCATCGGGCTGCGCGAAGCGCCGAAGACCTGGCATGTGCTCGAGTTCAAGACGCATTCCGCCAAGAGCTTTGCCCAGCTTGTCTCCAAGGGTGTTGCCGCCTCGAAGCCGCAGCACGTGGCGCAGATGCGGATCTACATGCATCTGATGGGGCTGACCCGGGCCTTCTACCTTGCAGTCTGCAAGGACACTGACGCGCTGTACGCAGAGCGAGTGGAGGCGGATCCTGCGGAGGCTGAGCGCTTGCTGGCCAAAGCTTCTCGGATCATCAATGCGGCGCGGCCGCCGTCCCGCATCAGCGACGATCCCGCATGGTTCGAATGCCGCATGTGCAGTCACAATGCTGTCTGTCACCTCGGCGAGCGCGCTGCCGTTAATTGCCGGACCTGCCTCCATTCCACGCCCGTCGAGGGTGGATGGCACTGCGCCCGTCACGACAGGATGCTCGGTTCGACCGAGCAGCGCCTCGGCTGCGGCAAGCACCTGTTCATCCCGGATCTCGTCGCCGGAGAGGTCGTCGATGCGGGCGAGGACTTCGTCGCGTACCGCATGAAGGATGGCAGCGAATGGCTCAATGACGCGCGTGGGCAAGGGGAGGCGCTATCATGCTGATCCTTCGTCCCTACCAGCAGGAAGCCATCGACGCCATCTACGCCTACTTCGAGGATCACAAGGGCAACCCGCTGATCGTGATCCCGACAGCCGGGGGCAAGGCGCTCGTGCTGGCGGCATTCTCCGAGGGCGTGCTCAAGACCTGGCCTGACCAGCGCATTCTTGCCGTGACCCACGTGCGGGAACTGATCGCCCAGAACCATGCCGAGATGATCGGGCTGTGGCCCGAGGCCCCGGCCGGGATCTATTCGGCTGGGCTCGGCAGGCGCGAGGCTGATGCCAGGATTCTCTTCGCCGGCATCCAGTCCGTGCACCGCAAGGCCGCAGAAATCGGGCACTGCGACCTCGTCCTCATTGACGAGGCGCATCTGATCCCAACTGCTTCGGCGACCATGTACCGGCGTTTCCTCGATGAGCTCACCGCCATCAATCCGAAACTCAAGGTGATCGGCTTCACCGCAACACCCTACCGCCTCGACAGCGGCATGTTGCATGAGGGCGAGGGCGCGCTGTTCACCGACATCGCCTACGAGATCTCGGTGCGCGGGCTGATAGACCAGGGATATCTCTGCCCGCTGGTCAGCAAGCAGCCGAAGACGAAGCTTGACGTTGCGGGCGTTGGCAGCCGTGGCGGCGAGTTCATCGCCAGCGAGCTGCAGGCGGCGGTCGATCAGGAGGTGATCACCCGCGCGGCCGTCTCCGAGATCATCGCCTATGGCGAAGACCGGAAATCCTGGCTCGCCTTCTGCTCCGGTGTTGATCACGCGCGCCATGTCGCCGAGGAATTCCGCAGCCGCGGAATCTCCTGCGAGACCATCTTTGGCGATACGCCGAAGGACGAGCGTGACGGCATCATTGCCGCCTTCAAACGGCAGGAGATCCGTGCGCTTGCCTCCATGGGTGTGTTGACCACCGGCTTCAATGCGCCTGCCGTGGACCTCATCGCCATGTTGCGCCCCACGAAGTCCGCCGGGCTCTATGTACAGATGGCGGGCCGCGGCACGCGCCTGGCGCCCGGCAAGGAGAACTGCCTCGTTCTCGATTTCGCCGGCAATGTCAGCCGCCATGGACCCATCGACCTGGTGGAACCACGGAAGCCTGGCGGTGGAGGTGGAGGCGAGGCGCCCACAAAGGTCTGCCCGGAGTGCGAGAGCATTCTTCCCATCGCCGCGAGCGAATGCCCCGACTGTGGCTACGAGTTTCCGTCACCGGAGGTGAAGATCGCGCCGACGGCATCGACGCTCGCCATCCTTTCGGGGAAACGTGATCGCTGGGTCGAGGTCACCTCCGTCACCTACCGGAAGCACACCAAACAGGGCAGCCCGCCTTCCATGCGGGTCGAATATCACTGCGGCCTCGCCATCCATCGCGAGTG